GCCGCCGCTCGGTCTCCGATGATGGTTGGGTGAAACCATGGTTTGGGAAGCCAACGCTCTACCAACTGAGCTACACCCGCACCCGACGGATCATACGTGGAGACCGTTGGAAACGCCTTGCAGCCGTTGACATCCGGGCGGTTCCGGGGTGGGTCGCTCCACACCTGGCAGAGCAGCGGTTTCCAACCGTTTCCACGGCTCTCCACGGGATCTGTGGGTCATTCATGGGCCATCGGAGCGAGCGGTGACCGTCTTAGGCCAAGCGCAAGCAGAACGGCCTGCTCACGACGACCCGCATCTCCTGGCGTTCATCCGCGAGCACGGTGGCCGCAACGGTGAGCGTGCCGTCGCGCTGATCGCCGCCTGGAAGCTCCTCAGCCCACAGGCCCGGGCGATCGCCAAGAGGCTCACAAAGCGCGATGTGTTCACGATCACGGTGCCGGGCACCGACGACGTGTACACAGATCTCCACGAGTGGGTCCTTCAGCGCCTCCCTGAGGCAGACCGCAAGGCGCTGATAGCGACGTCGATCGGCGTGCGCGAGCTCCGGCACATCGACTCCAGCGACGACGAGCGCAAACCCCCGAAGCTGCACCTGCGCTACGACGGCGAGCGGCAGCACACCGTCTCGATCGACGGGCACCGCGTCACCGTGATGGTGAACCGCGAGGCGATCCCCGGCCGCGACAACATCCCCGACAACTGGCGGGCGCTGACGGAGAAGATCACGTTCACCGCGACGAACACCGCCGGCCGTGACGCGGTCGTCCGGATGATCGAAGGCCTGCTGGCCGAGAAGTATTCCCGCAAGGGACCGCCGCCGTTGCTGATGCCGAGCCGCTGGGGCGGCGGGTGGCAGTCACGGTCCGATCTCCCACCGCGGCCGCTCGAGAGCGTGATCCTGAAGGCCGGGCAGCTCGAGCGGCTCGTCGACGACCTCGATGGCTTCCTGAACGCCGAGGACGAGTACGGACGACTCAGCCAGCCATGGCACCGCGGCTACCTGTTCCACGGACCGCCAGGCACCGGCAAGACGAGCATCGCCCGCGCGCTCGCGAACCATTTCGACCTCGCGACCTACTACCTGCCTCTCGGGGATCTCGAGCGCGACGCGGACCTCGTCAGCCTCGTGTCCTCAATCCGCCCAAGGTCGGTGCTGCTGATCGAGGACGTCGACGTCTTCCACGCCGCGACCGAGCGATCAGACAGCGAATCGAAAACCAGTGTCGCGGCGATGCTGAACGCTCTCGACGGCGTCTGGACCCCACATGGCCTGATCACCGTCATGACCACGAACCGGCGCGACACGCTCGACGACGCACTAATCCGCGCCGGTCGCGTCGACGTCGAGGAAGAGCTGTCCGTTCTCGACGAAGACCAGGCCTCGCGCCTCGCCGCGTGGCTAGGCGTCGACGACACGCCAGCCTCCTACGTGGGCAGCGACCCGGCGTCGATGATCCAGAGCGCCCGGTCCCGGACGACGGTGCCGGCATGAAGCGCTTTCTGCTCGAGCTCCTCGTCGCTCACTACGAGCTGCAGCTGTTCCGCGCGTACCAGTCAGGCAACGCGCTGACGGTCTGGGTCGCCCGCCAGCGTCTTCGTGACGCTCGCGCGCGACTGGAAAGAGCGTCGGCGTGAGCTGGCGTGCACACCAGGCCCGGTCGAGACCGGTCCACGATCAGGAGGTGGTGAGCCACCGCCCAGCGACGGCCCGTGCAACACGACGGGCGAGCGAGTCGGACGTAGTTGACGTTCGCTGGGCGCGGTCAACGCTATGCAGTCTCAACTCACACGGACAGTCGTGGCCGTGCTCAGCATCCTCGCGATGCTCCCGGCGGCACGGCAAGCCGCACCACGACACAAGGTCAAGCTGCCCGCCGACTACAAGGCCTGGACACGTGTCGCGCACTGCGAGGAGGGCGGCTGGATCGTCCGGCCGTACAGCACGGCTAACGGCACCTACTACCCGGACGCGCTCGGGATCGACAACACCAACTACGCAGCGTTCGGTGGCCGTAACCAGCGGCCAGGGGTCGTGCCGCTCGCTCACCGGGTCGTTGAGATCCGGGTGGCTGACCGGCTCGTTAAGCGCTACGCCATCCCGATACCTGACCAGCACGGGTGCGCAGCCTGGTGAGACCCGATGACCGCCACCAACGGCTGCCGCACACCCAATAAAAAAGCGTTCCTGACGCGACGCGACGCGGAGCGGGCGATCAAGCGAAAGAAAAAGTGGTTGCGCGTCTACGAATGCCGTTGCGGGGCATGGCACATGACCTCCAGACGGCATGCCCGGAAGGCCGTCTAGACATACAGTGGCCACCTATGACCCTGACAAACACTGCGGCGGCCAAAAAGCCCGCGCACCCAAAGGCGACCTCTGCACCCGCCCGAAAGGCTGGGGCACCAACCATCCCGGTGTCGGACGCTGCAAACGACACGGCGGATCCACACCAACCCACAATGAGGCCGCCCGCCGAGAACTACTCGTCCGTGACTGCCAGGTCCTAGGGCTGCCGCAGGACATCGACCCGGAAACCGCGCTGATCGAAGCGGTGAAAGAGGCGGCCGGGAACGTCGCGTTCTACCGGGCGATGGTGCAGCAGCTCCCCGCACACCCTGAAGCCGACCGGTACGTGAGCGCGCAGGAGGCCGAGGAGGAAGCCGCCGAAGCGGCCGCCCTGGGGATCGACGTGGATCGTGAAGAGGACGCAAAGGGGTATTGGAAACGCGGCAAACCAGGCCTGTACGGCCTCGCCTACCACGTGTCCGGGCTGCCTACAGGCGAGGCGAAACGCAACATCGTGCTGCAGATGTACGACGACGAACGCCAACGCCTCGTGCAGTTCGCGTCCGTAGCGTTGCAACGCGGCGTGGAGCAGCGGGTCGTGAAGCTCGCTGAGCGTGACGCCCAAGCGGTCGCGCAAGCACAGATCGACACCCTGATCGCATTGGGGTTATCCGACCGCCTGGAGGAGTTCCGGGCCATGTTCTATGAGCGCCTCCAGTCCCACATCCCCGAGCCCGTTTCTCTCAGCGCTTAGCGACCGCACCCGCCACCCCTCGGCCGTGGTCGCGCACGACCGCACACCAGGCCGGCTGGCGCGCTGGCTGGACCGCACACAGGTCCAAACACCCGCACTGACCCTGATCGACCAGGAGCTCGTCGACATCCGCGACGCGATCACCGTGATGTTGCGCCGCCGGGAGCGGTTCGCGGAGCTGCTCGGCATCGACAACGACCTCGAGCTCGACGCCCTCGACTCGGACGGTGAAGTCAACGAGGAACAGCAGGCGGCCGTGGTGCAAGCCCAGATCGAGATCCCCGACGCCGGCAACAACCTCCTGTGCCTCTCGATGCCGCCACAGGAAGGCAAGAGCTCACGTGTCGGCCGGTACGGGATGCTGTGGCTGCTACGCCAATTCCCAGCACTGAGGCTCGGGATCGTGTCCTATGACGGTGATCACGCCGCCCGCATCAGCTACATGCTCCGCGCCGACATCCAGGCATTCGACGGCACCGGCGGCAACCCCGACCTCGGGCTGCGACTCAAGAAGGACCAGCGCGCCGTATCACGATGGACGCTCGAGACTGGTGATGACGTGTACGCGATCGGGATCGGCGGAGGCCTGACCGGCCGCCCGCTGGACGTGCTGTTGATCGACGACCCCGTGAAGGACATCAAGAACGCTGACAGCGTGCTGCTATCAGAGCAGCAATGGGAGTGGTGGCAGACCGTCGCGCGGCCACGGTTGGCGCCTGGCGGGGTCGTGATCGTCGTCGCCACCCGCTGGCACGAGGCGGACCTGATCGGCCGGCTACTGACGAAACAGAAGGAAGACGAGGCCGCCGGTGTTGAGCACTACGACCGCTGGCGGGTGCTGAACATCCCGGCGCAGGCCGACCACCATCCGGAGCTCGGTGAGACGGACCCGCTGGGTCGTGAGCCAGGCGAGTTCATGATCTCGGCACGCGGCCGCACGAAGGAGCAGTGGGAGGCAACGAAGGCCGCAACCGGTTCACGGTTCTGGACCGCGCTGTATCAGGGCCGCCCGGCACCCGACACCGGGGAGGTGTGGCTCAACCATTGGTGGCGCCGCTACGACACCCCGCTGTGGGCCCATGGTGAGGACGGCACCTACCGGTTTGACCGCTCGTACAAGGTGCTGCTGTCCTGGGACATGGCGTTCAAGGACAAGGCCTCGAGCGATTATGTGGTGGGCCAGGTGTGGGCGCACAAAGGCAGCCAGGCGTTCCTGGTGTACCAGGTCCGCAAACGGCTCAGCTTCACGCAGACGCTGGAGGCGTTCAAACGCATGGCCCGCCTGTTCCCCGACGCGACCTCGAAGCTGGTGGAAGACAAGGCGAACGGCACCGCTGTGATCGACAGCCTGAAAACGGCGATCCCTGGGATCACGCCCGTCGAGCCGTTGGGCGGCAAGAAAGCCCGTGCGGAGGCTGTCGCCCCGTTCATCGAGGCCGGGAACGTGCTGCTGCCGACCGCTGCTGTGGCGGCGATGCAACCGGACATCAGCTTCGATCCTGACGAGCTCATTGTGGAAGCGACAGCGTTCCCGAACGGTGCGCACGACGACCAGGTCGACGCCACCAGTCAGGCGCTGGCGAAGCTGTATTTGCGGCCCAGCGGCCCGGCTACGATCCACGTGCCACGCAACGGCTCCCGCCGCATGCGACAACGCAAACCCGGCCAACCAACATGACCACACGCAAAACACCCGAGTACCCCGACCCGTTGCAGAAAGCAATGAGCGACAACCCGCCACGCCGTGCCGGTGCGCTCGGCCCGACATGGCAACGCCAGCTGCACGCACGCATCATGCGCGCCATCCGGCAATCCCGCACTACTGATCCTGGTTGGGACGGCCGCGACCCTGAGGAACCCCCGGACCGGGCTTGAACGTTCGCCGCACCCAGCGATACCATCCCGCGCACAACCCTAAAGCTCAACTAGAGCCTTAGCCCACACCTCTTCAGGGAGCGCACACCACATGAGCATCACCACCGGCCTCTTCGCGCCAGGCCTCGACCCCGCCGAGAAGCTCCTGACGCTCCTCGAAGCCGCCGAAAACCCCACCGTCAACACCCTCACCGTCGTGTCAGGCACCGCCCAACAGGACGAAACCGGGCTGCCATCCACGATCACCGTCGCCGTCACAGGCGGCGGGTCCGGCACCCTCGAAGTGCAGATCGGCCCGACGAACACTGTCGCGAAAACACTCGTCACCGCCGAGGGTGAAACAGCGAACGGCCTGACAACGTTCCCGCTACCGGCCGGCTGGTTCTTCAAGCTGACCGTCGGTGGGTCCGCTGCGCTCGGGACCGTCACCCAGATCGTCGGCGCCTGAGCACCGGCGAGCAGCATCGTGAGCGTCGAGACGCTCGCCCGCGACGTCTTCCCGGCCGAGATCGCCTGCCCGGACAACACAATCATCCGTGACGTCCGCGTGTTCGCAACCTCACACCGCCTCGTCGCGTACGGCGTCCGTGAGGAAGGGATCGTGAAGCTGCTGGACGTCCGGTTGCTCGAGCCCGGGTCGATTCCGGCGTCCCGCTCGAGTCTCACGGGTTCCGGCCGACTCGAGGCCCGCACACCCGACGGCACCTATTGGGTGAATCGTGGGCGTGGCTGTGGGTGCAGCGGCCCGACACGGGTGCTGAAGGCGTTGGGCGCGCCGGTGTCTTGGACAGGCAGTTGAGAGGAGAAACCAGATGGAAAAGGTAAACGGCCATGATCATGGCGTCGAACCGGTCGACGAGCCCGCCCAGGCTGACCAGGAGCAGGCGGTAGCTGCCGCGCAGGCAGCGGTCAACGCGGCCCCGGTCGTTGACCCGCGGCCGCAGACGACGTTCCCGAGCGTGTCGATCGAGTGGCTGGACCCCAGGCAGTGCGCACCGGGCCAGAAGGTGCTGATCATTCAGAACGCGCAGCAAGTGCTGCTGTTCCCGATGCCGGTCGAGTACGCACAGGCCTTGTGCCAGAAGGGGTTGGCGTCGGCGGTGAAGGTCGCTACGCCGGCTGACGCGAAGGCCGCGGCGCAGGCAATGGGACTACCACGCTGATGGCGCTCACCGAGCTCACGATCACCGGCACGTTCCCCGCCGACCAATCCGGCGCATGCTGCCTGACCCGCTCCGGGATCATGGTCAACACCACCGACGGGACCACCACCACCATCGAACCCGAGCCAGTTTGCGGAGTCATCCTCGCCGGCGTGCTGTACGCCCAGGACGGGCAGTCACCGTTCACCTACTACGCCGACAACGACCAGGACTCAGAGCCGGTCGGGTTGCATTCGACGATCGCGATCCAGATCGACGGGGCACCGTTGGACGAGTTCGACACGGTCGTGCCATACACGGCCGAAGACGGGACGATCGACCTGTCAGCGTTGCGAGAGGCCGCGCTGTGAACCACTCGCTGTGGTGGCTGCTCGTCGACGCGCTAGCCATCTACCGCCTCACACGCCTCGTCACCGTCGACACCCTCACCGACCCGGCCCGCAAACGCCTCCTGGACGCCGCGAAACGGATCGCGTTCGACGTCGCCACCAGCAACATGAATCGGCCGACACCGGTCACCACGAACGGGTATGGCCGGCTGTGGGAGCTCGTGACCTGCCCGTGGTGCATCTCGGTGTGGATCGCCGTCCCCGTGGTCGCGTTGACACGCCTGGCGCCGGTGGTGTGGCAGTACCCGGCGCTCACGCTGGCGTTGGCCGCGGTGGCAGGGATCGTGTCGGAGCGCCTCTGATGGCCGCGATCCGCACCGCCCGCCGCCGGTTCCCCGGCCGCAAACCACCAGCCCCATCACGCCCCTTCCCACGCCCATCGCACACCACCGACGTCGCCAACGCCATCGGCCGCCGCAACCTCACCGCCGCCGCAACCCCAATCAACCTGACCGACCGCAAACAACTCCAGAAAATGCGGGTCATCAGAGAGGGATGGCAGAACGAGGCGTTCATGTACCGGCACGCCGTCCCCGAAATCCGGTTCAGCTTCAACTTCCTCGCGAACAGCGCACGACGGATGCGGATCTTCGCGGCCGCCTACCAGAACGACGGCGAAACAGACATGCCCGTCCCGCTGGACCAGATCAAGGACATCCCACCCTCCGTGGTGATCGCGGCGAACAGTGCGATCAACGCCCTCGGGAACGGGAAGCTCGCGATGGCCGGCATGATGCACAAGCTCTCCACCAACGTCAGCGTCGCCGGTGAGTGCTGGCTGATCGGGCAGGAAAACGCGGCGGGTGGGGAGGACTGGAAGGTCCGGTCCGTCAGCGAGATCATCGTCAAAGACGACCGGTACGCGCTGCGCGAGGTCCCACAGGACTCGCAGAGTGCGATCAGCTGGATCGACCTTGACCCCGACCAGACGGTGCTGGTCAGGATGTGGGTCCCGAACCCGCAGTGGGACATCCTTGCTGACAGCCCGATGCGCACGTTGGGTGAGACGTGTGAGGCGTTGCAGATCCTGCGGCGCGGGATCCGCGCATCCGGCCGGTCCCGCCTCTCGGGCGCCGGGGTGATGGTGATGCCGAACGAGATTCAGATCATGCGCCCGATCGACGACAACGACGACGCACTCGCCGACGACGTCGTCGGCGAACTCATGGACGCCATGGCGACCGCGATCGCCGAGGAGGGCGTCGCGTCAGCCGACATCCCGATCTTCCTGCAAGGCCCCGGCGAGTTCCTCGAGAAAATCCGGTTGATCTCCTTCGCGTCCGGTTACGACGCCGAAGCCTTGGCCGCCCTCAACTATTTGCAAGGCCTCGTCGCTGTCGGTGTCGACCTCCCGAAGGTGGTGGTCACCGGTGCGGTGGAGGAGGCGAACCACTGGTCGCAATGGTCCGTCAGCGCGGACACGTTCCGGCATTACATCGAGCCGCACGTCATGACCTGCGTCGACCTCTTGACCGCCGGGTACTTCCGTTTGGCGTTGACCGCTGACGAGGTGCCACCCGAGTGGGTGGACCGGCTGTTGGTGTGGTATGACCCGGTCGAGCTGATCGCCGCCCCGGACAAGTCCGCGGCCGCCGGCGCGCTGCACAACGCGTTCGCGATCAGTGACGAGGCGTACCGTCGCGAATCGGGGTTCACCGAGGAGGACGCCCCAACGAAAGAGGAGATTCAGGCCCGGTTGTTCCAGCACATCCGGACGTTGCCACCGAACCTCGAGATGGAGTTCGCACGGGAGTTCAACCCGTCGCTGATCGTTCCGCCTATCACCACGGCGGGGACGGTGCCGGGCATCAAACCCGGCGGTGTGGATGTCGGGCAACCCTTGCTTCCGGCCGGGCCGGCCGCACCACCCGAGTCGGCGCCGGCGGCCGCGGCGCCTGCGGCGGCTGTGTCTGTGGAGGGGCCGCCGCCGGAACCGACCGCCCCGGACAAAACACCCGGCGGGATCACCGCGGCCGCCGCGCGCCGCCCCTCGCCCAAGGACCTGCGCCTCTCCAGGAAACTCACACAGATCGACCGGGAACTCCGCGCCAGCCTCCGTGTCGCCGCAAACGTCGAAATGAGAAAACGCCTTGACAGTGCCGGCAAACGCTTGAAGCAAGCCGCGCACGGACGGTCCTCAACCACCACCGGCCGCAACGAGGAAGCGATCGCCCGCCTGGCCGGCGGCACACCCGACTGGATGACCGGCGCGAAACTCGGCCGGCAGCTCGTAGAGCAGATGGGCCTGACCGCACACACACTAGTCAACGGGGAATGGCCGACACTCAAGACACAGTTCATGTCCTGGACCACCCAGGCACAAACCGCCGCGATCACCACCGCCGCCCAGCTCGGCGCCCCAACACAGGAGCAGCAGAACCAGGCGCACGACCAGATGACCCAGGGCCGTGACGCCGGGTGGGCGGTGCTCGCCGCCGGCATGAACGAGCTCGCGGCGAAGCTGCTGTACAACCCTGATCCCAACGGGCTTGCTGACACGCTCGCGAACGTGAACCTCGACACGCTGGTGCCGACCGGGCTGATCCGCACCGCGCTGGGAGTCGCCGGCGGTGTCGGGAACAGCGACGCGCTCGCGATGCCATCGGTCGGGCAGATCGGCACCGGGTCAACGATCGGGAACCTGTTGACGATCGCCGGTGCGACACAGCACTCGTTTGAGTGGGAGCACGGCGCCCCACAGACCGAGTTCGAGCCGCACGCCGACCTTGACGGCATCGACTTTGACAGCTTCACCAGCGACGCGCTCGCGAACTCGGGTGACTTTCCCGCGGTGGAGTACTTCCTGCCCGGTGACCATGACGGGTGCACGTGTGACGTGACCCCGTTGTGGATGTCCGGAGGTGACGACGATGCTGACGACTGACGAGCGCAAGCTTCTCCAGGACGTCGCGCGCGATCACGAGCGACGGTCGGAGGGTGCGGGCTGGGTCATCTACGGCGTTCCGTCACCGGCGCCCGACTTCAAGCCGGCGTGGCAGCCATACAGCCTGTTCCAAGGTCTCGTTGAGCGCGGGCTACTCGAGCACTTCGAGGACTGGAAGAACGATCACGTGCGCCTCACGGACGCGGGGTGGCGCGCGCTGGCCAGCGAACCGACTGACCCTCTACCTAACCTTGAGCCCATGAAGGAGACCCCATGACGGACCTGCTGGAATCCCAGAGCCGCGCTGAGCTGATCGCCGGATACACCTACGGGTCCTACCGTGCATCCTATGAGGCAGTCACCGCGCACGCACGTGCGCTGCTCGGCCACGAGCCGTACTGGACGTTGATCTCCCAGAAGGACCGCGACAAGGCCGCCTCAAGCGGCGCGGCGATGCCGGACGGCTCCTACCCAATCCTGAGCTGTGAGGGTGACAACAGCGTCGACACCGCGATCCATGCGGTCGGCCGCGGCTCCGGCGGGCATGACGGGATCCGGAAGCACATCATGAAGCGCGCCAGGTCGTTGGGATGCTCGAGCAAGATCCCGGATGACTGGAACTCGGACGGGTCACTCAAAACCGGCGCCGACAGCGTGGCTGCGTTCGCTGGCACGGTCCCGGACGCGCCCGCTCCGGCCGCCGTGCCTGACGCAAAGCCCGCGCCCGCGGAACCCGCCGGTGATGACTCGGTCACGGCGAAGATCAACGCTGCCCGCGAAGCCGTCGCCGAGGCCATCAAAGCCCAGAACGCCGACCCTGACGCCAGCACCGACCCCAACGACGCGACCGTGATGGCCGACCTGCAATCCGCGGCAACCGCCCTCGAGAAGGCCACGAAGGACCAGGACGTCGACGTGTCCGCCACCAAACCCGAAGCGCTCGACCCGGCGAAGGAAGGCGCGCCCGCACAGACAGCCGCCGGCGCGGTCCCGCCGGCGCCGGCCAAGACGCCACCACCGGCAGCCAAGGGCACGCCACCGAAGAGCACGCCGGTCCCGGCGACCGGCGACCAGGATCCGGACACCGTGTGCGCCGATCCTGGGTGCGAGCATCCCGCGTCGGTGCATCAAAGCACCGGTGAGGGCGCGAACACCGGGGCGTGCACAACCCCTGGCTGTGACTGCCAGGGCCTGACCGTCAAGGCCGTCGCCGAGCAGGAAACCCCCGGCCAGGTCGAGGACCCAACCAGCGAGGGCGTGAAGCTCGCCGGCGACCTGCCAATGCCGCCACCGGCCGTTATGCCGGGCCCGGGCGCGGAGCCGACCGGCGCGACCGTCGAGTCAAACCCACCGCCCGAGGTGCCCGGCTCCGACAACATGGGCCCCGCGTTCACGATCCCCGTCGCGGTCATCGAGGGACAACCGACCGGTGACGGCCGCGAGATCGCCCCGAACGCCCTGACATGGCGGCCGCCGCCGGCACCGCTGATGTGGATGAAAACGTCGGCGCATGACCCGTCCGGCATGTCACCCAACGACCCCGCCGTCCTCTGCGGCCGCATCGACTCCTACGAGCGCACACCCGGCGAGAACAACACGCAGATCATCAG